CGGTCTGCGCTTTTTCTTTAACTGAGAAAATAATCAAAAGAATAAGACATGGGAACAATAATGGGCCAGCATCTTCGGCTGGTAATCAATGACAAGTGCGTGGCCGCCGCGCAGACTTGCACTGTTAACATTAGTGTAGAGATGCAGGCCACGTCGAGCAAGGACGATACGGGGTCGTGGCAGAAGCAGGAACCCGTGGGTCTTAGCTGGGATGCGAGCACGGACGCGCTCGTGATTGACGGCATCTATCAGGCCGGGAGCGGTGCGACGTCGCAATCGGTGCAGGTCGGCGGTCCCAACCCCGCCTACATCTATCCGACGGGTGTGAGTCTGTCGCCGGGTGAAGGGTTGGAAGTGAGCGGCGCTCCCGCCAGCACCGACAATCTGGTGCTGCGGAAAATCAACGCCAGCAATTACACGGTTATCAGTACCGGCGGAAAATATGTCAACGACACCACAGCGGCCGAGACGGTGTATGTGGCCTGCATGACCAACGCACAGACGCTGACGTGGGCCGTATATGACGGCAACGGGCTGCAACTGACGGACGTGTTCGCGCTGAAAGGGCAAGCGGTGACGGTGCAGTTCGGTACAACGAATGGCACGATGAACCGCGAGGCCGACATGCTGCTGCTGGAAGGTACGGCCATTGTGTCAGACATCTCCGTGACGGCACAGAACCGGGCCATTGGAACGTGGACGGTGCAGCTCAGCGGCAGCGGTGAGCTGGCGTTTCAGAACGAATGAAGAAGGATAGAGAGTCTTTAATTGTGTATAATTATTAGTTATTGGGTTCCCCTGCGCCGTGAGGCGCGGGGGAATTTTTATAGCGGGTAAACCTTGCGGGAGGTTGGGCCGGATAAGTGAATCATTCATTAACCTAACAACGGGCGGTAAGGACGCCCGGGCGGGTGCGAATCCCGTGGTTGTCGGTTGGATGGTTCGCATATAGGGAGGCCGCTATCCGAAGGGCGGCTTTTTGACAAAAATAAAACGATATACGATGGATTGGTTGATTAGTGCATGCAGTATTTTGTTCGGCGGCGGTGTCGCTTGGCTGGTGTTCTGGAAGCAGAGCAAGAACAAGTTAGACGGTGAGGCGAAGCAAGCCCAGGCGCAGGCCCAGCAGATGGCGCTGGAGGCCGTGAAGACGTTGCAGGAAGTGTATGACCGCACCATTTCGCGCCTGAACACCGACCGGGACGAGTTACAAGGGTATGTTACGAAATTGAAAGATGAGCGCGAGGAGCTGTTGGCCCGGATAGACAAGACGGAAGCGGTTGTCCGTAACCTCCAGGACGAGGTGTCGAGCAACCGCCGTGCTGTGGAGGCCCTGCGCCCTTTTCTATGTTACGATCTGACATGCCGGAAGCGGGTGCGTAAGGATCAGGCCAGTGATAGAGAAAAATGATGCTGATGGAAACGAGTGAAAGAGGCCTCGGGCTGATCAAGCAGTTCGAGGGGTGCAAGTTGGCGGCATACAAGCCCGTGCCTACAGAGAGGTACTGGACCATAGGGTATGGGCATTACGGTGCGGATGTGAAGCAAGGGCAGACAATCACGCAGGCGCAGGCCGAAGCGTTGCTCGTCAAGGACATCAGACCCATCGAGCAGTTGCTGAACAAGATGAACGTAAACTTCAGACAGGCGCAGTTTGATGCGCTCGTCTCTTGGATATTCAATCTCGGAGCAGGGAACTTCGCCAACTCCACGATGAAGAAATACATCATGCAGCGGCGCAAGGACGAGGACATCACCGACCAGTTGGTCAAGTGGGTGAGCTGTTGGGGCAAGCCGTTGCTGGGGTTGAAGAAGCGGCGTGTGGCCGAAGCGAACCTGTGGCTTGGGCGTGAGGCCTATCGGATCGTGGGCGCCGACCAGCGAATTGTGAGAATATAGCTAACAATAATTAAAAAAAAGACGATGAGAGAGGTTAAAATCCTTGGGGAAGTGATCCCCGTGAAGTTCTGTATGGCGGTGGAAATCGCCTACGAAGAGATTGCCGGTGTGCCGTTCCAGGTGGGCGACCTGAGTATGCAGAAAGCCAGCGCCGCGCTGTATATGGCGGCGATATTGACGGCGAAGCCCGACACGGCCATAACGGTAGAGCGGCTGATGAACGAGGCGAGCGGTCCGGAGATTGCGGCGCTGAGCCAGGCCGTGGTGGAGAGTATGCAGGAATGGATGGAGTTGCCCGCCGTGGTGACCGAGAAGAAAAAGAGAAAGGGCACAAAAGGAAAAAACTGATGAGCGCCCACGATGTGTATGAGAAGGTCGTGGGCGAGATTGGATATAATCGTAATGAATTTCTGTTGCAGTTGCGTTGGTGGGAGATTCTCAGCATCGTGGACGGGTATCACGCGCGGCAGCACGGGCTGTGGGAATCGGCGCGCCTCAACGCCTTCCTTGTGATGAGCGCGACGGCGGACCTGCGGAAGGCCGGTGTGACGAGCGACCGGGCGCTGGTGCGGTTCCCGTGGGAGGACGATGACGTGGCGAGCGAGGACCAGCCAGATGCGGAAGAGGTGGAACGGCTGCGGCAGTTGATGCGGGAAGAGAATGAGAGACTATGGGAGCGAAATTCGGAATAAGTTATCTTGGCGGGAAGAATTCTATAGCAGCAGATATTGTGTCCTGCTTGCCGGCCGCCACACATTTTATCGATCTATTTTGTGGCGGTTGTGGAATAACGCATGCCGCTATTCTTAGCGGAAAATACAAAGCATTCACTGTTAATGATATTGATAGTGGCATTCCAAAACTATTCCGCGACGCTATTATGGGCAAATATCGAAACGAGAATAGATGGATTAGTCGCTCGGATTTTATAAAGAATAAAGACAAAGATGCCTATATAAGAACGTGTTGGAGTTTTGGGAACAGAAAGGATAGCTATCTTTACGGCAGGGAAATCGAACCGTGGAAACGAGCGATGCACGCTGTTCTCCTATTCGACGACTTCAGCTTCTTCGATGCTATGGGTATAGATTTTGGAACGAGGACCGCTGGAGGAGATAGGTATTTCTTCAAAAAACGAGTTGCGCAAACTCACTTGGATGCGTATAAACGCTGGATTCTAAGCCATTGTTTTAGCTCAAGGGGGGTGGCATTCAACGCGAGTCTGGGAAATCTAAAACATATGCAAAGTTTGGAAAGACTGCAACGTTTGGACGTAGTAAAAAGATTAAATATACTCGGTAAGTCTTACGATCAGGTTCAGATACCAGATGACAGCGTTGTCTATTGTGACCCGCCATATCGTGGTTTCACTGGTTATGGATTAGAGTTTGACCATGATAAATTTTACCGCTGGTGTCAAACACGTTCATTCCCTGTTTTTGTCTCTGAATACAATATGCCACAAGGTTTTTCTCCTATATATGAAGAGCCTAAAAGGCAACTATTATCAGGCGGCTGCGGAAAACTTGTAATCGAAAAACTCTTTGTTCAGGAACGATTTGCCAACCAATATAAAAGGTCTTTATTCTGAGCTGGCCTATTTTTTAGTAATAAGTGTTTCTAACTTATAGAACTGTGCCGTCACGTCTTCGGCGAGCACCTTGGCGTAGCGTTGCGTCATGGCTATGTCGGTATGGCCGAGCATACGGCTGACAATCTCAATGGGTACGCCGTGATGGAGCGCCCAGGTAGCGAATGTGTGGCGGGCCATGTGTGATGTGAGGCGCTTGCGGATGCCGGCCGCGTCGCCGAGGTTCTTGAGGGCGACGTTGTACTTCTGGTTGCTGAGCTGCGGGAGTCGGAAGCTGTTTCGCTGGAGGACTTCAACGGCAGGCGGGAGGAGGCGGCTGACGTAGGGCACGCCGGTCTTGATGCGTTCCGCGGTGCGTTGCCAGTGGCCGTCAACGAAGGCATAGTTGGCGATGTCGAAGGCCTGTGTGTCGGCGTAGGCCATGCCGGTGAACATTTGGAATATAAATAGGTCGCGCGCGTGCGCGAGGGATGATCCGGGCGTTGGGTTGAGGCGTTCAATGGCCTGCATCTCGGGCTCGGTGAGGTAATCGACGGTGGCTTTCTCGCCGCGTGGGAAGGCGGCGCGGAGGCGGTCGTATGGGTTGGTGTCGATGACGCCGAAGCGGACGGCGCGGGAGAGCAGCGCCTTCAGCCATTTGTGGTAGTTGTGAACG